TGAGGGAAGGGTGAGTGGGCGTGTCTTAAGCCCCACTCACTTCTTCTATATATATATATAGTGGTCGCCGCCGCCGTTGGCGGCATGTTTACGTCATGGTCGCCGCCGCCAAATTTTGCGGATTATTTTACGTGATTTTTTTCCGCCGCCAATGGCGGCACTCATCATGTTTTTATGGTCGCCGCCGCCGAATCAACCTTGCGTTTGTAATGTTTCGGATTTGGTATTCAAGTACTAAGTTAGTTCCAAGACAGTACCAAGTTACTTCCGCTTGTAAATGCGTTGAGTTTGAATTTCATACCCATACTTCTTGACCCAATCCCGAACGGTTCGTTCAGCGACTTGCTTGCCTGAGTTCGTGAACCACTCGACAACGTCTTGCACGGTTGGCGCTTCTCCGAAATTGCATGAGCTGATCACGTCGTCAAACTCTTCGGCCTTGTTGCGATGTTCCTTGTTGACTTTGCTTTTCCGCTTGTCTGTGGCCTTGATCCAAGGTGGCCGCTCGCCTTCTGGGTCAACGTCCTTCAGGATGCCTTCGTCATCGACGATGTGGATCGGGTACTGAAACCACATGTTAATTGGCTCAAACTTCGGATACTCTCGAAGTGTTCCTTCCACTCGCCACGCTGAGCGAATCTTTATGCTCTGGAGCTTGTCTGCTATCTGCTTCTGAATCGACTCCAGCGATTCTGGCTTGCTGAGCTTTGACGGTAACTTCTGGATGTTCTTCGCATGTTCTTCCATCGCCAATGAGTTCATCAAGTCGTCATCTCGAATCTTCTCCAGATAGTCTGGGCTGTGCCTTTCGATGTAGCTTCGATAGATCTGGCATTGAAGCTTGTTTTCTTCGATTCGCTTCATCGTGTCACCAACGTCTAGCTCAACGAGGTCGATGAGTGCATCAGGGTCTCTCGCAAAGACTCCGCTTCCGCTTGCTCTGTCCATCGACTTCTTGCTACCTTGCGAACCCTTTGAATGATGGTGGCAATAGATGACGCTGGAACCTAAGTCTGTGCATATCTTGTCAAACTGATTGGTAAAATGAGCCATTTGGTCTGCACTGTTTTCGTCGCCTGTCAGCACCTTATAAATCGGGTCAATGATGATGGCGATATAGTTTTTCTTCGCCGCTCTTCGAATGAGCTTCGGAGCTAACTTATCAAGCGGAACGGTCTTTCCTCTAAGGTTCCAGACGTCGATGTTTTCGATGTTCCTCGGCTCGCATCCGATGGCTTGATAGACGTCCTTGAACCGATGGAGCGCACTGGCTCGGTCTAGCTCCAGATTCACATACATGACTTTTCCTTGTGAGCAGTTCCAGCTTAGCCACTTCCCGCCTTCTGCGATAGCGATACAAAGCTCAATGAGTGCGAATGACTTTCCTGCCTTGGATGCTCCTGCCATCAGCATCTTGTGACCTTGTCGCAGGACTCCCTCGATGAGTGGTGGAGCTAATGCTGGCATGTTCTTCCATGTGTCGGTTAGGGTCTCAATGTCTGGCAAGTCGTCGTTGACGCCTTCGATCCATTCATACCAATCTGACCAGCTTCCTTTGCCGATGTTCGTATCAACGATAAACTGCTTCTTGCCATTTCGCTCGACACCAGGCATCCGCGAAAGTCTCGATGGATTCCGATTCTGATTGTCGATGTTGAGACCATTCTTTTTGCAGATGTTGTAGAGATAGTCGACACGCTTGCGATACTCGTCATAGTTCGATGCTTCGACTTTGACGATGGCGTGGAGACTCTTGCCACCACTGTAGACCATGACCGATATGGGAAGCTCTAGCTCTCGCATGATGGCATTCTGCTTGTCGATGTCCATCGTGTCAGACTCCACGAGTGCATAACGATAATCTGTGACATTTTCGTTTTTAACGCCTTTGCCATCCAAAGGGTTGAACCTGATCCACGCTCCCGCTTCGGGGTTGTAGTCTCCTAAGACGGAACCAATGTCACCGTTACATTGGGATAGCTTGTGAATCAGCTCCCCTGATGTGCGGTCGTAGGCTCCCCTTGTCGGCAGAAACTTGCCTTCCTCGTTTTGCCATGTGTCCACGACATAGCCGACGTTCTCGCTGGACTCAAACAACGTCTCCAAGTAGGTGATGAGCTGTTGAGTCGGACTCCACGTCGCTGGCTCGTTGATTTCCTTGCCTTCAATCCAGTGCTTGTTCACAACGACATAATCGCCTGAGATTTCATCTTCCCAATCGATTTCATGCCCCGCATCACGACTTGTCCATCCATTATCTTTGGCCATCTGCGTGATGGTGGCTCCTGTGACGCCTGTTCCCTCAAAGGTTGTCCACTTGCGGAAGCATTCGCCAGGACGATACCTGCCACTGTCTCGCTTGCTCCACTCCTCCCAGTCGCTTGCTGTGTAGCCTTCATGCTTCAAGGCCATGCCGACATTGATCCACTCTTGATAATCAAGCTGAGACGGGTTCACATGGTCGAGCAGCTGTGTTAAGTCCATTTTCCTCTCCATTGCGTGTCCCCGTTTCAGTAAGTTTTTGGATCAATGCCGTATGGGATTCGCCAGTTGTTCAGTGCCATTTTGGTGATAAGTCTGTCGGCTTTTCCGAAGTTCCATGTCCCAACGTGCTGAAAACCTCTTTTTTCCAGTAAGCTGATTTGCTTCGGTGTGGCCAATCCTTCTTGGCGACGTGATACGACGTGATTGATGAGCTTGCTGGCCTTGCCTTTCGTCAAGATACCTTGGGCGTTGATGCCAGCGTTTTCAATGAATTGAATTTGCTGTTCGGTTGTTGGCTCAAACTCCCATGAAAATGCAGGTTGGTAGTTGATTAAATCCTCTGCCTGAATGCTAATTTCATATTGAACGTGGTCAACTAATTTTTTCGAGCGATTCTTGTTCTGCTCCAACTGTTTAGCAAGCGACTGTTCCCGCTCCTTCAACGCCGACTCCACAGCATCCTTCTGAGCATCCTCAAGGTCAACTGCTTCTCCAGCTTCTTCGATTCGCTTGGTCATCGCTTCTGCTATCTCGTCTGACTCTGCGATGAGGTGAGCGGGATGGGATAACGCATGCCTCTCCGTGTGCCAGAGGAAGTCGAGAACCAACAGTTCTTTCTTGCCTTGGTAAAGTCTTGTCCCACGGCCAATCATCTGAGAATAGAGCGAACGCGACTTTGTTGGCCTTAAGACCACGATGCAGTCCACGCTTGGGCAGTCCCATCCTTCGGTGAGTAGCATGGAATTGCACAAGACGTTATATCGGCCTTTCTCAAAGTCTCGGATGACTTGTTGACGGTCATAGGATTCGCCGTTGACTTCTGCCGCCTTGAATCCGATGCGATTCAGTATGTCAGCGAATCGTTGGCTGGTGGCGATCAAGGGAAGAAAGACGACAATCTTTCGATGCTTGGCCACTTGCCACATCTCATGAGCGATTCTTTCGAGATATGGGTCAAGGGCTGTGTCAAGGTCTGATGCGGCAAAGTCCCCTGACTGAATGCGAACATTCGTTAAGTCTAGCTTCAGCGGAATCGTCAACGCTTTGATGGGACTCAAGTATCCTTGTTTGATGGCCATCGGCAACTTGTACTCGTAGGCTAACGTGTCAAAGAACGAACCGATGTTTCTCATGTCCCCGCGATCAGGAGTAGCCGTAACGCCAAGCACGTTGGCAAGGCTGAAATGATTCAGGACTTTTTGATATGAATCACTAACTGCATGATGAGCTTCGTCAACGATGACCGTCTGGAAATGCGATGGACTAAACTGCTTCAGTCTGGAGTCCCGCATCATCGTTTGAACGCTTCCCACCACCACACGATAGAAGCTACCGATGGACGTCTGTTCTGCTTTCTCGACTGCACATTTGAGGCCGGTTGACTTTTCCAGCTTGTCAGCTGCTTGGTCTAATAGCTCTGTGCGATGAGCGAGGACGAGAACACGCTCGCCCTCCTTGACGCAATCCTCAATCACCTTGCTGAACACGATGGTTTTTCCGCATCCTGTCGGCAGAACCAGAAGTGTTCGTTTTTTGCCTTTTCTCCACTCCTCGTGAATGGCATTTCTCGCTTCTAGCTGATAAGGCCTAAGCTCCATCGTCATGGTCTGAACTGTCATTCACAACGCCTCCTTAGAAGCTCCCAGCTGTGAAGTTGCCTGTTGGAAACGGAGTCTTGGCTTCTTTCGCATAGAACGTCTTGATCTGATTATTCGTCCGCTCAACGCCGTCTCGGCCTGTGAATTTGTTGATTTCAAGCTTCAGTTTGCCTGTGGCACCGACGACTGTGTTCCAGTTCATTTTAAGTGCTTCGCCTGATTTCTTCTGGCCGATACCTGCAAAAAAGTTGCTCAACAATCCCTCTGTCTTGGTATGTAAGAACAGATTGTGGAAAACCACGATGTCCCCTTGTGGTGAGTGAACAGTGATTTCAAGTCGAGCTTGGTTGCATGCTGGCATTTTGTCCGAACCGGCAAAGCGTCCACGCTCAAACTTGGCCACTGTAAAGTTATAGTCCCCAGCAGGGAGAATTAGAAACTCCCCGCCATCCTTTTGAATCTCATCGTCCCAGCTTAATTCGCGTTCGATTGTCATTGTAAGTCCTCCTAGTTGAATGGTATTTCGTTTCGTTTGTTCTCGATCATCTCAAACACTTTTGACCAAGCACCGATCAGCACGCCATCGATAAAGTTGGAATCGTAGCTTGCAATCGGAGTCGTCGCAGGGTAGTAACCCTTGTCAGAGACGACCGCTTGAATCTCATCTTCGGTCACGTTGTTCAGCTTCATCAGCTCTTGCAACGCCTTTGGTATCTTCGAGTCAGTTTCCGCTTTTTTGACCGAAGTCTCTTTGCTGAAAATGTGAGCGATATAGGCATAGTCAAGCGGAAACTCATCAGGCAGACCGTGGCGATTCTTCGCATCCCATGCAGGATGGTGAGTAGCGTAGACGGTTCTGACTCCACCTTGGCCTTTGTTTTTCTTGCCTTTTTCGTCAATCGCGACGCTGAACGTCTTGTAGTTAATGAATAGAACCATGTCTGCCCACTCTTTGACCAAAGCAGCTGTCCGCGATCCAGTCTTTTGTCCTAGCTTCAACTGGTAACGGTCATAGGCTCCCATCTCGTCAGGTTGCTCGAATTTTATGATTTGAGCGTGAGCCGTAAGAACCACGTGAATCCCTGCATCGATGACGTCAGAGAGCAAATTAAGAAACTTGCCCAACTCTTCCGCTACATAGATGTAGCCCTTGCCGTATCCGAAGTCCTCGACCCCTTTCTTCTGATGCGTGGAGCAGACACTTTCCACACACAACATCTCTGCCCAGTCAATGGTGTCGATGACCAGTGTGGCAAACTGCTTCGAGCCTTGTTTCATCACCCACTTGACTTGTTGATTGAGCATCTCCCAGCTAAGAGGCTTGGTGAGACGCTGAACATCCATTTCGTTTGTCGAGCCTTCTGTGTCGATGAAGATGGGATTGGGGAACTGTGCCGCCAATGATGACTTCCCGATGCCTTCCGACCCGTATAGCACGACCTTCTTTGCCTTTTCTAACTTGCCGCTAATAACTTGCATATTGGTCTCCTCTCTACCTTATCCTCAGACTTTCACTTTGCCGCATTTCGCAACCTGTGACAGCTTGTCCCGCTTTCAACGCCTCCAAGATGAGCTTCTTGTCCACGCTGGTTACTGTCTTGATGTAGTCACTCGGAATCAGACTCTCATCCATCACTTCGACTGACGGAGGATTCTTCTGGAACGCCAACGTGAACAATCTCCCCTTGACCTTATCAATCCCTGCCGCTCTCATGTTGCTTTCGACGTATGCCTTTAAGCGACTTACTTCCGCCTCCAACGCCCGACGCCGATCAGCCAGACGCTTCTCTTCCTCCCGGATGATTTCCGCCTCTCCTTCGACGGTTTTCATCACTTTGGCGATGTTCTCGACTTTGAGTTCGATGGCTTCCTCAATCGCCTCAAGAGTGTCGCCTAGTTCCTCGCCAGCTTCGATCAGTTCTAAAACTTTTGCATATGATTCCGATAGCTCGTACAGCTTCATATTTCGTCTCCTTCATGGTAAAATGATTGCGATAAATATTTACCTCGCCACCTGTTCCCGCAGGTGGTTTTTACATGCCATAGAGAAAACCGAGACTCAGGATGACCGCGAACAGTCCACCAAGTGCCATCGCCTTAAACACATCTCGCATCGATTTCTGTCACCTCCTTCCATCGTCCGCTTCTGACCATCTCCACATACTCGCTAAAGCTGATGCCGTGCTTCTGAGCTAGTCCCAACGTCACAAACACGTCGCCGAGCTTGTCCAATCTGCTGTCAAAAAGCATTTCACACCTCCAAGTAGAAATTTTTCAAAAACTCACAATAGTCCGCGTGTTCCTGTCTAACCGAGTCAGGCAGATCACCGTCGCATATGATGGCAAGTGCCTGTTCCATCTTCTGGAGCTTGAAAAACTCTCTCTCAACGTGACTTTTCACGCCGTAGACAAATTCCGCATCCTTACAGTTCATTTTCTCACCTCCTTTTCGAAAGCTTCGTTGATGGCGATCACCAAGTTGTTAAGCTCCGCTTCTGTCTTAAACTGGAGATGCACCGCTGTCGAGCCGTCATACTCGTCGCTGAAACTCTTGAGGTTGATGGTGAGGCTGTGAGCTGTGTTGGTGTGGCAAACTTCCGCTTCGACCTTACTGTTCATGGGCAGGACTGAAAAACTGTTAAATGGCTTCATGTGTCACCTCCTCTACCATGTGAAAAGCTAGCTCCAGACCTTGAATCATGCCCTTGATGCGAATTTTTTCTTCGATGTTGAGGTTTCCTTCGATAAGCATGTCCTCGAGCTTTTCAATCTTCCTGATGATCTTGCGCTGGCCTTTAGTCACTTCTTCTCCTCCTTCTTCCTGTTGGCTTCGATCCACAACTTCTTAGCGTTCGGCACAATATCAACTTTGACCAGCTGCCCATCCTTTTCGATGAAATTTCCCACAAGCACGAGCATGGCATCCTCTCCCTTTGTAAAACATATGAGCTAGTTATCGTTGTTAAGTGTAGAAATTTTTTCTACTTCGGGAGCTAAAAAATACTCTTTCACCAACTTTTCAGGTCTGACACCAAACAAATCTGATAATGGCTTGATATACTCCGATCTCAACTGAGTCTTGCCGCTGGTAACCTTGGCAAACCACGATGGATGCTTGCCAAGAGCTAAACTAACACGAGTTGACGTTAAATTTTTCTTTTTCTGATACTTAACCAAAACGTCAGCGTTCATCAATTTTCACCTCGATTCATGTATAAAAATATTTCCATATGTCTATAATATAGATAATTTTTCTAGTTGTAAAGAACAATTTTCTACTTAATTCGTGATTATTGTAGAAATTATTTCATGTACTATCAGAAAACTATTCAAAGTTGTAAAATTGAGTCAGGTGATAATATGTCGATAGGTCAGAGATTGAAGCAGGCAAGGGGTCAAAAGGGGTACACTCAAAGGCAGGTAGCAGACAAACTAGGAGTCCACTCCACAACAATCTCCAAGCATGAACTTGATACCGCAGAGCCTGACAGCGAAGCTTTGCTTCAGCTCGCGAAAATCTACGGAGTCTCTGTGGAGTGGATTATGTATGGTCACGAGGATAATAATATAACTGAGACCATTCTTAAGGATATCGTTCAACAAACTGGAGTTGATCTGACGATTCCGAGGAACAAGGAGATTCTGATCGACTTGATAAAGGTTGTCTTAAATTCTCAAAAACAATCTTAATAAGCTTTTCTTTCGTCAAATTGTGACTGCCTTGTAACTCTAGAATCTTCTTTTCAATCTCCAATAGATTCACTTCCTTTCAAGTTGTACTCAAATTATACGAATGAACGTTCTATTTTGCAATGTGCATTTACCGACAAAAACTGACAGGAGACGACATGAGAACAGCCCTATATGTACGAGTTTCGACAGAGGAGCAAGCCAAGCAAGGAAACTCTCTTGAGGAGCAAGAGGAAAGAGGCAGAGCCTATTGTAAAGCGATGGGATGGCAGTCTCCGCAGGTTTTCATTGATGATGGGTACTCTGCCAAGGATTTGAACAGGAAAAACTTACAGAGGCTTTTGGAGAGCGTGAAAGACTTTGACGTCATCATCACGACTAAATTGGACAGGCTATCGCGGAAACTTTCAGATATTTTGTCCATCGTGGAGTTTTTCGAGAAGCACTCTGTGGCTTATGCGTCCGTGTCTGAATCGTTTGACACGTCAACCGCCGCGGGAAAGCTCACTCTCCAAGTGCTGGGAGCCGTAGCAGAGTTTGAGCGGGAGCGGAACAGAGAAAGAGTGCAGGAAAACCTTCGCTCGCTTGCTCGGAAGAATCGCCTGATCGGGAAGGCTGCTTACGGGTATGAGGTCGTTGATGGGGAGTATCGCATCAACGTCGAGGAGTCGCTGATCGTGAGAAAAATCTTTGACTGGTTCCTCAATGAGTCTCTCGGTCCACTTGCGATCTCCGCAAAACTAAATCAACTTGGCATCCCATCCAAAGGTGGAAAGGCTTGGACAGAGGGCAGAATCCGCGACTTGATGAAACTGGAAGCATTGACGGGAACTTTCATTTACAACCGAAAATATCGCAAGGGAAAGTCTCAAATCAAAAGGCCGTCAGAGGAGTGGATTGTTGTGGAAGATCACCACCAGCCGATTATCTCAAAAGAGATGTTCGAGAGAGCCAACCAGATTCTCTACGCACGTAAAACAGGGGCAAGAAAGCATTTCAGCTCTGACAGCTACCTTTTGTCTGGTCTCGTCGTCTGCGTCCATTGTGGTGGCAAAATGGTGGGAAGAACTGTACGCAAGAATCTTAATCAGAATCGAAAGGTCTATCACAAGTACCTTTGCGAGGGCTACAACAAGCGAGGTAACTGCTTTCATCATTTTGTCCATCGCGATGAAATCGAGGAATTGGTTTTGAGCAACTGGAAACGAATCTCCGATGCTGATCCAAATGAGGTCGAGTATTTCCGAGCGGAGCCTGTGGACATCGTCGAAAAGGATTTGCTCAAGAACAAACTAGAAAAAATTGAATCGCGATGGCAGAAACAGATCGAAGCCTACGAGAATGAACTCATCACCGCGGACGATTTGAAGAAGGCCAGAACGAGACTAGAAAAAGAGCGGGAAGAGCTGATCCGCTCCATCGCCGCTCACGAGAATCGCGTGGTGAACTCGTACATTGAAACTGACAATCGCTTGGAACTCAAGCGAGCATTGGCTCAACTGGTGAAAAGAATCGAGGTCAAGGACGGGAAAGAAATCTCCATCATCTGGAAAGGTTGATGAGTACACTCACCAACGATTCGGGGAGGATAACCATCGCTGACTGTATCATACCGATTGGCCGATGCCGACAAGCAAATCAAGCATAAGCGGAGACAACTGCACCAAGATATAACCTATCGCCGCATTTTGGAGCATCTGCATCCCCCGCTCGCGGTTGCCCACCATGATAAACAGACATCCCCCTGCGATCATGACGCCAGCGATGGGGAAGGCGAGAGCTTGGATGAGGTCGATCAGAGGGTCAAACGAGTGGATGATTTTGTCTTTGATGGCTCCGCCGATAGCAGGCACCGCCTCAGGAGCGGCAAACGCATGATGTGGGATGGAGGTGACCAGTATGCCTAGAGGGAGCAGCCCTGCGATTTTAAAAAGTTTCGGGTCTAACTTCGCCCGCTCCATGATGATGGCCTCTGCCTGAGTCAACGAGACTCTTTCTCCACCTTTGACGCCCATTGTGATTTGCATAATATCTCCTCCTATTTGATTTCTTTCCATAAGTATATTTTAGTTTCTAACCCTTCTGACCAATTTTCCAATTGTTTTTTTCGCGTCTCCGTCAACGTCACCCATATCAGGGTGGGAAAGTATCGGAGACGTTCTTGCAAAAGATTCGAGGCCTTTAGCTTGCGATATTTTTCCAGCTTCTCTTTGTTTTTGGACAGACTTTGCAGATTGTCAATTTCGAGAAAGTATCTACGCATATTGAGTAAAAAATAGGCGTCTGGGATGATTTGCACCGTTCCTGGGATCGTGAATTTCATTTCATTTTTCCAATCGTTCCCTTTAAAAAATAGATACGCATCGTTTCGCATCAAATAGTGATTCGCATCTGACAATTTAGCCCTGACTTTATCCGCTCCCACTCTTTCGCGGCCAGCTTTGTTGAGGTAGTAGATACTCTCTCCATTGTCGCCGCGGAAGCTCGATAGATAGTCCCCCAGCGACGCCATCACCCTGCGCGCGTTCCTCTCGCCTCCGAGACCGTGGAGCTTCTGGAGCTGGCTCCGACTGAGATAGTCAAGTCTCTTCAATGATGAGAGTATCTGCTCCTCCCTTTCTAGGTTTCGCATGTTCCTCCTTCCGAGGCTTGATTGTGATGTAAGGTCGTATCGCCTCATCTATATAGTTGTTTTCGATGTATGGCGTCTGCACGATTGTCGTGCGGTCGGTGCGGTAGATGGCTCTCCCTTTGATAAGTGGCAAGGACTCCGCTCCGGAGTCGTCTAGCACCACCCTAGAGGCCGTCTCCGTCGGGAGACGAAAGCACAGTCTGGCATCGGCATTCTGCTTGACCTGACGGGGCAGAGTGTCGGCCGTAGGGTATTGAGTGGCAAAGATGAGCCGATACCCCAGAGCCCCGCCGATTCTGGCAATCTCGCCTAGGATTTGTTCGCACTCGATTTTAATCTTTTTCCGCTCCGCATTGGTTTCCCCTTGTGAGGCGATTTCCGCGCCCTCGTCGATGATGATGAAGTGTCTCGTGCGGTCGGAGGATTCTTTGACATCCTCTTTTTTCATCTTCAACAGTTCCCTTTGCTTCAGCTTTAGAGCCTCCTGAATGCCCCGTAGAGCCGTCAGTGTTTCAGATACGTCAGAAGCTACCATATCCACTTTGGAGACGCTCACAAAGCGATTAAACGCGAGTCCGCCTTTGAGGTCAACGAGGGTAAAGGTGACAGGTTGACCGATGAGGCTGGTGATGACGTTTTTCAAAAACACTGATTTTCCGTATCGAGTCATGCCCGCCACCACCATGTGAGGGATGGTTTCAAAGTCGTGATACACGAGACCCTCTCTAGAGACCCCGACGCACACTTTCCAATCTCTTCCTTGCTGAAAGTTGACTCGCTCAGGCATCGGGTCGTGATAGACTTTGATTTTCAAGGTGCCGTCATACTCCATCACAATTTCCTTTTTGTGCTTGCTTGAGGTCAGGAGCTTCCTGATCTGCGTCAGGAGGTCAGCTTTGAGGTCGAGGGAGAGGAAATCGTCTAAAGTTAAGTCTAAAACGCCGCGTTTGTGATTGAGTCCGTCTTCAATATGGGACTTTTTCTTCTGGACATCGTCGAAAGATAAGCCTAGAGGGATGCGGTAGACGTATTCGCTCCCCCATGTGTGGCGAGACTTTCTCAAAAGGTGAATGGTTTGCTTGCGACCCTTCTCATTGATGGTCAGACCGCAGTTGTTGGCCACCCTCTGAATCTTGCCTGCGTCGGTGAGGGAGGCGTTCTGGTCGATTATAGTGTAAGTCAGCAGTCCAGCTGCCCCTAGTGAGCCGATGATTTCTAAAAGCATGCGCCACCTCCTTTTTTAGGTATCCTTTAGGATAGTTTGTGTGAGTCGGAAGAGTGGAAAATGGTCAAAAGTGTTGGTATGAGTGGGTTTTTTGTGTCCGTTTGTAATGCCGCGTCGGTATAGGGGTCGGATTAGAGCAGATCAGCCATGGCGGAAGAGTCGTCGGAAGAGTGAGTGATGACTGGAGTGGAGGGAGTGCGTTCCTTGTAGGCGAAGAGAACCGAGCGAGCGAAGCCTGAGAAGTTGGTTGACTGCGACATGCACCAATTATAAAGGTCTCGTTGGTGCGGGTTGTCTAAATTGAACACAATGTGCATCCTTTTGAAGTTTTTCATAGGAGTTTCCGTCCGATTCGGTAGTATCCGATGGCGTTGGCAAAAAGTGGGTTCGTGAAAGTCTCCGTCTGCGGGAAATATTGCTTTAATTCCTTTGCTAGCTCCTCCGCTCTGCCCCCAGCGACTAGAACGGCATCCGTCTCCCTCCATTTTCTTCCCAGCTCCCCAGCGATACGTGCGGCCATTTGACGGAGGTCGCCTGATATGGTGGTTCCAAACCCAAAAGGGAGCGTGCCAGAGTCCCGATCGACGTATCTTTTGTCTTTGAGTGTGACATAGTTGACTGTCCTGCTTCCTGCGTCGATGACTCGCACGAGTCCATCCCGTGGAGATGACCAGAACGCCGCGCCACCTTCTACCGCCACTTCAATCCGCGGCACGGAGATGGTTTTCTTGACTCCGTTGACGGTGATGTCCCACTTTCCGTTGCCTCTCAGGAGTTGCTTGAGCGCGTTTTTCCGCTCCGTATCATGGAGGTAGACGGGAAGCCCTGTGATGATGTTGGCTTCCGTGGTTACCCTGTGGAGCGCGATCAGAGCGAGCAGGAGAGTGTCAGTGTGAGCTTTCTCCTCCGTCATCATGCTTCTGGCGAACTCACTTTCATTTTGTGCGAGCGTGCCGGCGAAGAATTTTTCCCCTTGAAACTCCACTTCGATGTCATCCTTGTGTTCAGAGGAGAGTTTTCGTTTTCGCCACTCGCCGAGATAAGAGGGAAACTGCTCCATTTTGTCGCCTGTGAACATTTTGACACTTGATCTGCCGATGTCGAGACCTACGATCATGAGATCACCCCTAGTTGTGATGTACCCGAGCCTTTTTGGGCTTTGGGTGTGATGTAAGTAGTATATGAGGAGAAAAATTTAATATGACAAATAAACCCCGACGGGTGCTTCCCGACCGAGGCAAAATTTATTATAAAAAAAAGTTAAAAATAAATCAAAATGAAACATTTGTTCGCTTGTATTATACAAATAAACGGTTATAATAAGGTTATAAGCAAAAACAAAGGAGACGATGACAATGACAAACGCAAGCGAAAAGCAAATCAACTTTATCAACAAACTTCTTGACGAAAAAGCTAAGACTTACGGTGATCTCCAGTACACTTATGAACTCAAAACAGGCAAGCGCGAATTTCTCTCCGACATCATGACTGAGCTAACAGGCACTCAAGCTTCATGGGTCATCAACCAGTTGCTTGCTAGCCCGAAGAAAGCATCGCAAGCTCAAGTCAACCGCATGGAGCAAGCTTTCGATCGCGGAGTCGACAAATATGAAAAGCTGATCGCCCTTGGCAAGCAACACGGTTTGAAAGTTCGCACCATGATGAAGAAGCAGTCCATCATTCAAAAATTCAACGAAGCAGGCATCGCAATCCCTGCCGAGTTGCTCTAGGAGGCAGTATGAAAGAATATGTTGGAGCGGTATGGCTCGCAGAAAGGTTGGCGATGACCCAGCAAAACGTATCGCTCGCGGGTCAGAGGGCAATGAAGCCAACATATCGCGGAGACTTTCTCAAGCCTGATGCGAGCGTAGAAGGTAGACCATTGTGGGAAAAAGGCAATGCCATCAAATATGTGAAGGAGAATGCGAAGATGAACCGATTCGAAGCGATTGAAATGATGATTTCTGAGTTGGGAGCGAGGGTAGACGGCAAAGCGGTGTGGGAGTGGATTGAAACGCAGGTTGGCAACTCTGGTCTAGACGGTCGCCATATCCTGACACAGACCCTTGGCGGGGTGAAAATTGACTTTCACATCGAGGTCAGCCACGTGGAGCTAGGCGAGGATGAGTGGGCAACGGATATCCACCTCAGCAGAATTTCAAAGCACTGACAAAAAAAGCCGCCTCTAGGGGCGGTTTTTCATTCGGTAAAGTATTGTTATAAGTTGCTCCCTGGTGATGATTCCCTTCGGGTCCTTGCCGTCGATTAAGCCCTCTTTGATTGCCCACAGCCACGCATCCTTTGCCCAGTGAGAGAGATCAGCGAGAGGGTTCAGTTCATTTTCCACCTTTGACATGAAATCAGTCCACCCTTTCCACGTTCCATTGTCATACATGAGTCGAGGACATATTTTCCGCGACCAGTCCCAGTGCCTGCGGAGCCGATCAGTCCCCCAGCCCCAATCCTTGAGCATCTTGGCGACAAGTGTCACCGCTCTTTCCAGAGTTTTTGCATAGTCTCCCGACTCGCAAATCTCGATTCCAATACTCCTCATGTTGCCGTTGCCCCTGCCGTCCCCTGCATGCCACGCCACCTCGTTGAGTGGCAAACACTCGATGGTCTCCTTGTCGTCGATGACGATGTGATAACTCGCCTGACGGGAGTTCTGCGGACTCACGAGCCAGTTTCGCTCCGCTCGTGCTGTGGAGCGAGGGTTGCCTGTGTTGTGTATCGTGATGGTCTCAGCCGTCATCGCTATGGCGGGTCGTCGATTGTTCGCGGTCGTTTTCGGGATGTGGTCCACTATGTAGCTCATTTTCGCTCCCTCAACATGGCGATGGCATTTTTGATTTGTGGCGGCAACGGTAAGCCGATTCGGCCGTAGTTTTCGGTGATGGAGATGAGTTCATTGACGATAAAAAACATAATAACGCCACTTTGGATCAGATGAGTGCCTGCGTACTGGTCGAGTTGATGCGCGAGTACCACGATAAGCACCATCGCAAATTTTTTAATGAGTCCCTTTAAGCCTACGGAGCTTGAGAGTTTCTTTTCGATGACGGCAGCCATCACGCCAGAAATGTAGTCGATGGCTAAAACGGTGAAAAATAGAGATAACATTGGCGTCCACTCCCCTATCAGACCGATGATGACGCCGACTGCTCCCCCGACGCTATTAATTGCAATTTTCATGCTGGCTCCTCCCAGTCCCATAGGCATGATTGTTCGTCTAATACCCATCCCTCTCCGTCTGGTCGTGGAGGAATAAAGGCATCTCTCACAGGGTCGTAGGTGTACCCTATCCCCGCATAGTTTTTGCGGAATGGAGTGCCTCCTGAGATGTGTTGACCGCCGCGAGTGTTGTAGGATGTCCGTTTGCACCTCTGCCCGCGAAACTCCCCGTAGTAAACCTCCCAGTCGATGCCATCCTCGCCTTCGTCTTTGCCGACGATGACTTCCGTGACGATTGAGTCATCGTCTAAAAACGCATAATGTGCCATATGTCACCTCAAAATTTAATATTGTCGGAGCCAGCCGTGAAAATATATATCTTAAATCCGTCAATAATTTGTCGTTGAAAAGCCAAGCCAGCACCGATTTCGGAGATATCTTTGCGAATTAGAGGGTATCGTATGACGACAATGCCACTACCTCCCGCACCACCTGCGGTCAAGTTGCTATAACGTCCACCACCGCCACCGCCTGTATTGGGATTGCCAGCAGTCCCATTGTCGGTGGACGTCCCTCCGTTACCTCCACCGCCTGTGCCACCAATTCCTGTTGTCGCATTTCCGCCCCCGCCGCCTCCACCTGCTCTTAATACAGGAATCCCCGTAATAGACGAAGATGTCCCGTTGCCGCCGTTGCCGCCAGCTCCAGTTGAGTTGTTGCCGTTTCCACCTGCCGCAGAAGCTCCACCACCACCGCCTCCGCCACCAACTGTCCCTGTACCATTGAACGAAGCGACACCACCATTTGAGCCTTGGCCACTTGTGCCTGTTCCTGCTGTGCCTGCGGTATATGGCGAGTTGCTATCTATGCCCGAGCCTCCACCTGAGCCACCGTTTTTACCATTTCTCGCGGCAAGGTTTACAGCTCCTCCACCGCCACCGCCTGTGGAAGTGATGCTTGAAAAGACGGAGTTGCTTCCGTTGGTGCCGTCTCCTGAAAAAGCGGAAGCCACAGCACCTCCAGCTCCAACTGTCACGCCGTAGTTTGTGTTAGGAGAAACTGAAAGAGTTCCGAAGCGATAACCACCTGCTCCGCCGCCGCCTATTCCTCCACCGCCGCCACCGCCTGCGACAACAAGAAACTCAACTTCCACGATGTCTAATTGAGTGATAACTTGACTCACTCGAGGTCTAAAAAATCCATTGAAACCCATTAATAGTCAGCTCCCCAGACGGTGACTTGTAAGCCAGCCGCGACGGTGGTACCTATGGTAACGTTAATCTTATAGCCCGCAGGCAGATAAGGAATTGGTGGGACAGTTTCGGTTGTGTTAGTGCTGATGGTGATGTTGTTGTCCACGAGTGCCGCGGTTTCGGAGTTGGTCGTAGCCGCGATCGTGGTGTCATGGACTAGAGAGTTGTTCGCCGCGGTTGCGTTGGTCGAGCCGTTGTTGACGAAAAATCTTATGACGGTCGCCACGTTTGTTCCTAAGGCTCTAACTTTGATTTGGTCAATTCTTGACCCGTCAGCCCCTGCGGTAAAGACGGTGACGACGGTGCCTGTGCCATCCTTGGCTGTGTTGGCGGTTGTGACGGTTCCCCATGATACCTTGGGAGTTAAGGGAAAAATCGGTTGCGTGTTCGCTGGCATTTAGAGTCCTCCTCCAAAGTTTCTGTATCCGTAGACAATCGAGCCGATGCTATTTTTGTCGGCCAGCTCGATGCCATCTTCCATTTTGTTTAGATTGGTTGCTGATAAGGCCGTTCCTGCGTTGGTCACTGTCCCAGGATCAGCCGCAAGCGTGACACTACCTGAGGTCTCGTTGGACTTGGTGAATCTCCCTGGGAACTGAACGAGCCTGTCCACCCATGTGGTTTTGACGTATGGCATATTTCCCCTCCTATATTAGTGCGATATCCCCACGAGAGTAGCCAGCGTTGACCTGTCCCGCATAAATAAAACTGTCGAACACGCTCCCGCCCGCGAGAAAGAGGCTTAAGACGTTGTTTTCGAGGCGGTTAGCTTGGGCAAAGTCAAACCCTAAGCCGAGTGACCATGTGACTTGTCCCCCGTAGCCTGATGGCGTGAACGAGTTGTTGCGGATGGTCTGCAAGTTCGACTCGATTCGATTGATGCTGGAGAGATATTCCAGAAAAGTCTTTGTCCTACCCGTCTCTGTCGTGATGGACGGGACGCTGTACGATATGGCGATGATAAAATTGCGAAGAATGATGATGTTGTCCTCTAGGCGGTTAAAGTCTGCAAAGTTGATGGCGTCGGTTGATGTCCAGTCAGTCTTGACGTCGATGGTGTAGGTCGTACCTGAGACGGTTTTCGAGTAGGTGACCACTATATCGCCCCCTTGGCTTCGGTTACGGAGGAGAGAAAGCCTTCATATCGGATGTCATTTTTGGTGATGTATCCCTTTTTGTCACTGGTGTAGGCGTTTTCGATGTCGATGACGTCCGCGAGTTCCTGGGCAGGGTTCCCGCGCCAGTTTATTCTGTATTTCGCCCGATTGCCTTTTTGAGCGAGTATCCAGTTTGCGACCGCAGTCCCGCGAGTGTTGTTGTTTATAAAAGTGTTGTTGTCGAGCTTCAAGACTTCGCCTACAGTCGCGGAGGATAGTACCGTGGACACCGCTGACGTTGAAAGGTCGCTCCAATAGGTCACGTCCACTTGTTTGACGATGGGGTCAAGGGTGATCTCTGGCTCTTGATACGTGTTGTCAAAGTCTATCCTGTCATCTGCCGTCCCGAGAGTGAGCTGCTTAAGTGTGATCGTGTTGTCGCGACTCACGAAAATGTTGGCACAGCCCGCGATGGCCACCATCTGGAGAGCGTTGCGACACGTCGTTTTCTTGGCCATGCTGTTGGTGGTGATGCTCTGAAGAGCCGTGTCAATCGAGTAGTTGGTGATGCTCGCCGCGGTGAACAGGTCCTCTGCCAAGTCATAGAGACTTTGGCTATTTGTCGTCAATCTCTCATAGTCAAAATTGGCCATCAAGTCTAAATTGGTGCGAGCCGTAAACGATGCCGTCAGCGTCCCCTCGTCGGAGACCCATTCGAGTAGAAGGAACTCCCCGAGAGGAATCCACTCGTAGAATCCCCCGCCGATGTCGACGCCAAGCTGTGCGGTGATGGGTTGACGCTCTTGGAGATAGGCGTAGAACCCTGTGGGATTAAGGATGTTAAACAGTTTGGCTGAGTTATCGATGGTGAATTTGAACTCTGGTGACGGGAGCGTCCCTGTGATCAAGTCCATATCCTCGATGAGACTCATCCTGATAAGGGAGTCATCGGTGTAAACTTGAATCACGCCGAAGTCGATCTCAAGTACCCTTGCACGTCGGTCAACCTTTGACCATTTTTGAATCTCCACCTCTACCTTGCGGTAATTGTTGAGGTTGCCGATGTAGGTGTAGAGTGCCTTGGTGTTGGCGGTGACCGTGACAGTGTTGATAATCACGTTGGACGCGTTGTAAGTCCGAATCACAAAATCCTCTGCGTACTCGTTGTTGACCTCGTCAAACTCCACGGAGAGACCTGCGGACGAATGGTTGCCTGTGAACAGTATCGTGATGGTGGGATTGACCGAATATTGCCGAGACGAGTTGCTCAGCTCGTTCGAGATGTAGCCGACTTCGCCGTTATTGGCCACTGTCGAATCTGGGAAAGAAAATGACCCGTCCAGACGGAATCTGTCCGTCTCCCATGTGGCGAGATTGTATGTGGTGTCCCGTACCCCATTGGCCACTTGGTCTTTATTAGAGATCGCCGCTTGAGTCGTGACGGTGATGCTTGAGATGTCCCCGATCGCTGTGGTGTCCACGATCGCGAAAGTAACTTTACCAGCGACAGTCCTTGCTGTGGCGTAGACTGCCGTTTTGTAAAGGGTCGATGTGGGATACACTAGAACTCCACCAGATTAAATTTGACGTCTTTGTACCGCGCGACCCCGCCTTGATAGTCAATCATGCCCACTGACCTGTCTCCACAGTAAAAGGTCTTAGTGAGGTTGGTATTTGTCACGGGGTCAGGGTAGGTCACCGAAAAAGAGACGGGAGCGACAGCATTTAAAACCGTCGAGAGGTTGGCCGCAGAGAGAAACTTCCACGACAACTCTATTTTTCTCTTAGTGGTCACTCTTTCGATGATCATCGTCCCCGAGGCGTTGCGCTCCGCTTTTGAGATGTCCATGACTCCCACCGACCAATCAGAGGGAGACGGCAGGACGGTTGAGCCTATTGTGATGAGTGTCATTGTAACCCTCCTAACTGACGGTGATCATGTTCGCGCCGATTCGAGTTGCCTCTTTCGCCTGATAAGGGTTGGTCACGCGTGCGAAACTCACTCCGTCGATGTTCAGCACGATGTCGCCAGTGCGGTTCCCTTGCGTGTTCATCGCCGCGAGGACGGCAGACGAGATCATCGTCATGAGATCGTCCACGGGTGCGATGGCTTCCTTTTGAGTTCT